AGACTATTTGTGTAAAGAGTATACAAAGAGATACAAAAAAATTCACAAAACAGCACAATATATTGATTGGTTTAAGAATAACTTGCCACCTAATATAAAGATATCAGATGAAATATCAGAATTTGTAATTTGTATGGATGATGAATACAAGGTGACAAATAATACAGTTTACTCATATAGAAATTATTATGTCAAAGCCAAGTCTAAAATAGCTAAATGGAGATATTCAGAGACTCCAGACTGGTTTTCTTCAGACTTAGAAGTAATAACGTTTAAAAAATTAAACGATGAATTTATGAAGTACAAAAAAAACCTGACTGATATTGAAATTGTATATAGAAAGCTTGGATTCACATCAAATCATAGAAATTGTATAATTGTTGACATTACAAAGTCCAAATATGATACAATATTTTTAAATTTTATAGAAGGTAATGGCAACTTGAATAGAGCAATATTGCAAGATGATTATATTGATGTAAATATTTCTGTTGTTTGTTAAAATATAAGTTATAAATTAGGAGTTTAAATGAGAATCGGAATTACTGGTGAACAAGGTTTTATTGCAAAGAATCTTGCAAAAGAAATTAATAGACTAGGACATACTTTTGTATCTTTTGATACAGATGACTTTGCTAATGATAATATGAACTATACACAAGATGGAAGTGTTTGTGTGTATAACAATACAGTTGATAATTGGGTTTCACTAATTCAAAAATTAAACTTAGATGTTATTGTTCATAATGCTGCTGTTGTAGGAACAGATGTTGTTGCTTTAAATCCAGACGAAGCTGTAAACACTAATGTTCTAGGAACAAGAAAGATTACTGATGCAGCTAATATTACTAACATTTTAAATGTTTATATGGGAACTACAGTTATTTATGATACTTTTCTTTATCAAGAATCTGATATTACAGAAGAAAGTGTTATTTTCCCTAGGACTGATTATGCTTTGCAAAAATATGCTGGGGAAATGATTGTGAGAAATAGTGCAAAAAACTGGCTTGTAACACGTCCTTTGTTTGCATATGGTGGTGAAGGAGACATGAATTCTCTTATTGCAAAGTCTTTATATGGTGTTAAGAACAACAAGACAGATATTGATATGTTTTTAAGTCCTGATAAGATTAAAGACTATATGCATGTTGAAGACTTCTGTAAGGGTGTGATGATGTTAGTTGATTCAGATGTTAGAAATAATCATTTTAATATTACAGCTGAGAATCCTTTTAATACTGCAGAAATAATTTCTCAGATTGAAGAAGTTACTGGATATAGTTTAGAAGGTGTAGTAAAGTGGCATAGCGAAACTGATTATTTAGGTAATCATAGACTTTCATGTGAAAAATTTAAAAATGCTGTAGGTGATTTGAATGCTAGAACGTTAAAGGAAGGTATTCGACAGTCATGGCAATCTATTAAAAATTCAGGTGAAGAATATAATCCCTTAAAATATCTTGAAGAAGCTAAGGAAAAAGACTTTGATTTAAAAGTTCATTATCCAACATAACTTTTTCAAGGTGTATACCTTGAGTCATATATTTATTTTAAAGGAGATAGATATATGACAAGTAGATCAGTAATATTAGAGTGTACTGTTTGTAAAAAAGAATACAGCAAACCAAAGTCTAGAGCAGAAAAATCAAAATTTTGTTCAAAGTCTTGTAAAGATAAAAGTAGTACAAAATATAAAATATCAAAATGTATTTCTTGTGAAGAAAAATTTCAAGCTAAAAGAGGTAAAAAGTTTTGTTCTAGAGAATGTTATCTTAAAGAGACAAAAAAAGAAAGAGTAGATTTAAAGTGCGAATACTGTTCTGTAGACTATCAAAAGCCGATTGGGCAAGAAACTAAGTATTGTGGTAAAGAATGTCAAAATAAAGCACAAAGTAGCGGCTTACATGAAATACCTTCTAATGGACGTTTAGGCTTTAGATATGATTTGCCAAACAACTATTTCTTTAAGTCCTCTTTAGAGGCAGACTATGCAAGATGGTGCGAAGCAACTAACAAGCCTTATGTATATGAGCACAAAACTTTTACTGTTCAGTACGAAGGAAGAGAAAAACAATATACTCCAGACTTCTATCATCCAGATGAAGATAGATATGTAGAGCTTAAAGCGATACGAAGAGATAGAAAGTTTAATTCAAATCTTTTAGCTGCTGATATTTTAAAAATGCAAGGTTTAAATATTGACGTGTTACTAATGCACGAATTTTATAAATTAATAAAACAAAGTGGACATTATTGGTCAATAGACAATATAGAAAACAAGAATTATCATGGCACGAGACACCTTATCTATCTCAAAAAGAAAGCGACATAAAGGATTCGCAGCATTATTTGTTGTGATGCTAGCAGCTGCTTTAGGAATAATATCTTATATAGTAATATCCTACGGCAGAATATCCTTGAATGTAACTGAAGAAAAGCAATTATTAGATACATGTAGTATAGCTGCTGGACAAAGTATTATTTTTACAAATGATATTGATAATATTTGCAATCCAACTTATCTTAACAGGTGCGTAGGACTAATTAATGAAGATCTCCAGCCAAACTATCAATGTCAAGATTTAGGATTAGAATGTAATATTGATAATGAATGTGAAAGAAGATTTTTAATATCTTCAACATATGATCCTGGAAGAGGTGAGGTAACTAAAACAGTTGACATTGTAGTTAACGAAGAAGAACATGATGTAGAGATTATCGATGCAGCTGTGATTATGTTACTTGACTTTAGCGGATCTATGGGTGGAAACAGAATAGTACAGCTTAAAGATACAGTTAGACAATTTATTGATGCAGAATATAATCTAAGTTACTCTGTTATCCTTTATAATAGCGACATAATAATATCATCAAGTATTGGAAAAGGTCCTCTCCACAGGCAAACAGTAAACAATATTATAGATACAAATAATCCTTCGGGTGGAACAAACTTTGTAAAGCCCTTAGAAGAAGCAATGCAACAAATAAGTCAGACGAATCACGAAGCTTATTATATCATGTTAATATCAGACGGATCGCCTAATGAAGGAAGCGGACCATCTCAAAGCTTTGTACAAAACAATATTATGAATATTGATGACAACAACTGTATTTATTCTACATCACAAAATCCTTGTATATCTGTTTATACTTTAGGCGTAGACAATGCAAACGTCAATGCTTTAGCATCTTTAAGTGGAAATACAATAAACAATAATCCGGATGAATATTCTTATATTGTAAATGCAAACCAAGTAGCTGCAGCATTTTCTGCTATTATTGAAGAAATAATGTGTAGAATAGGTCCTGTTTTAGGAAACGAAAATCTTCATGTTTTCAATGGCTTAGATGTCTTAGAAGAAAACATTGACTATGTTTTTGATGATCAATATAGTATTCTTAAATTTTATGATGAAGAGCCTTTTAATGTTTGCACACAAATGTTAAATAGCAATGCAACAATAACACTTAGATGGGGAAGTCCTAAGCTTTATGTCAACGATTAAAAAAGAAATACATTCAATTGATCAAATAAAAAAAGGTGATATTATTAATATCTTTTTTTGGGGAACCTGTATAAAAGAAAACTGTTTGGTTATTGATCTTATTAAAGATCATTATTTCATTAAAGGTTTAATTGTTTATTTAAACGGAACAAACAGAGAAACAATAGATCTAGAAAATAATGATGGTTTATGGGTTGAAAAATTAGTTTAATAAAACGTTATTACCCGTGAGGAAGTTGTATGATAATTTTATCTTTTAGAGTATTTTCAATTTCTTCGTAACAAGTATGTACTTCGCTAAAGAATTTTTTTAATTTATCTTTGTCTTCGTCAGATAAGTTAATGTCTCTGCTTTTAGCTATTTCTATGCACGTAGCAACAAAATATTTTTTATTATCTTCGTTATTTTTAAGCGACCGTATATAAGGAATAACAGTTGCAAAATTATCGCCGCTACCGAAGCTGCTTCCAAACCTTACTGAAGGGTCTAGACTTTTTAATTGTTGATCAGGAACTTCATAGTGTGATAAAACTTTATATATGTTTTCATTATTCATAAAAGTTGATCTTAGAAATTCATAAGATTCTGATTTTTCTTTTACTAAAACCGATTCAAAATAATGAAAAACATCATGCTTTAATTCCCATGATAAAGAATTTTTCCAAATAGCAGGATCTTGTATACTACCAATTCTATTTATAGACCCGTCAGCCATAGAATCTGAGTAGCTATCCATTCTATAAAAATATAACATAATTCCATATTCATCACTGACTAATCTAGCAAGATCTTTTTTCATTTGCTCTATACTAGATGATACTTTTTCTTGTGCACTAGTATCAAAGACTAAATCGCCATCTTTGTTTTGATATGAAAATTGTGTTTGGTTCAAAACAAGCTCAAGTACTTCTATTAGTTCTGGAATACACGCTTTTTCTAAAATTAGACCACCATCTGTTTCTTTGTAAACAAATTGACTCTCTTTCATTGCTTCTATTATGATATCTGAAACAGGAACCCGGCCTTCTCTGTCGATATAATAGTCACCTATCGCATATAAACTTAAATTAACAGGAACCTCCTTGACAAATGCAATTTGTTCAGGTCTACCAGATATACCAGTCAAACCTCCTAAATCTTTAATGTTTCGTTCATTAATAAAGTTGCTATGCCATTCAGTTAGTAACTCTTTAAACTCTCTTCTATTTAACTTTCTCATCTATGATCCTTAGTAAATTTAATACGTGTAAATTAATTATCAATTAATTATAATAAATAAAAAGCAGAAAGGTTATAAATTGTCAATAAACAATATTATTCCTCCAGATAGATTTGTCAGCCTTCATGCCCGCAGCACATTTTAAAAACTTATTCGTGTAAATAATATAATCAACAAATATAATAAATCACAATTTAAACATATTAAAGAGGTATACAATGAATAATACATTTAACACAGAAAGGAGGTGCCTAGAGAAGGTTGAACTTGATATGCTTAGACCCG